TCAAAATCCAAACTCCTGTTTGATTTCAGCGAAGAGATCTTCACCCTCAATCCGCAGTGGATCTCTCAAAAAGTGCTTAGCCCTGATTCGGCTTCCCGGATGCTTGACTCGTCTGACCGGATGTTTGGCGCCCGGCCAGCTGAGTGCTTTCTTGCGGCGCGGTACGATCACGTGCGCACTCGTGGTTCCGCCATATTCCTGAATTCGTGCGTACTTCATCGCATTCCGCAAACCTGCGATTACATTTTTTCCGCTGCGGCTACTGAATCCTCTGATTGCCCGCACCAGATTGCCGCTGCGCCGCTTGAGTACCGATGGGTAATGATCGATTGCTGCCTGCTCGAACCGGCGCGGCAGATCCGCAACCGTCTGTTCGATCATCTTGGCGTTTTTGCGGTGCGCTTTCATCAGGATATCGTTCAGATCCTTTGCCAAGCCCTCGAATGATGTGATAATCCTGTCGCCCATCAGTAGCTCGGCCTCCTATAGCCCATCAGCACCTTCAGGACATCGGGCGGGATACCTTTTTCCAGCCGGACGATCTCCATACTCTCGCCGCCAATCGACACCGACGACAACCCCAACCTGCCTTCGCTGACCACGGCTTCCTGCCAGGCGAGCGCCGCAATCTTGGCCACTGCATACTCCAGATCTGCTGGTACGTCGAAATCATCCGTGATGAGCACCGAATCCCAATCGGTGTTGTCGTATCCGGCCACGTAGGTGAGCTTGATATTGTTAGGTGTACCGTCCGGCCAGCACGAATACTCCGAATTATCCGACTCGCCTAGCTTCGGGTAGTAGATCATCCGCTCATCGACCAGCTCGTAGTAATCGGCGGTTTCGGTCTCGAAGGTCTCGCTATCTGTGGCCCAGATCTTCACCGTCGTCAGGGTCGTGATCGGGTATTCGAGCGGAAAGAGTTCCTTTGTGCCATCGCCCGTGTGCCGTTCATCGGTATGGGTGGTTCTGACGAGCGTACGCCCGCAGAACCGTTCTACTGCTTCGGTGGCGGATGCCAGCAATAGCTTCAGGTCATTATCAAAGGTGGCCTCGCTCTCGTTCAGCAGCAGCTTGCCCTTGAGCACGGATAGTCTGGCCAGCGATTCTAGTGCCATCTCGGTGGCTCCTTCACGGTGATGCGGTGGCAGATGCCTCGCTTGATCAGCCGGCGGGCGAGCGCAGCCGGTAAAGACCTGCGCTCACCGCGTCTGAAGCCCTTCCAGGCCCGGCTGAATACAACAACAATCATCAGTCCAACAACAACGATTACGGATTGACAGCGTTCGAAGGCGGCTTGTTGGCCAAGTCCTTGACGGCGTAGATGCTGATGGGGGTTCCGTTCGTATGTGTGCCGGTCTTCGTAACCACGACCTTGACGTACCGTTTCGAGCCCTTATAGCCGAGGCTGTAGACGGCATCGTCGTCAGCCGCAGCATCAACGAGTCCGAACTGGTTGGTGGTGTTGCCGATCACGTCAGCTGCCGCAACATCCGTGTAGCTGCCGCCGCTGGTGGCGCACTCGGTCAGCTTGCAGTCCCACTTGACGGAACCGCTGAGCGTATCGCCCGACTCGCCGAACGAAACACTGAACATCACACCTTCGCAGCCCGCCAGATCGCAGGCAGCCGATGTGACGCTAGCGCTCGAGACTGCCGGATCGGTAAGCTGCTCAATGAGCGTTCTGTTAAAAACATCTCTGTACAATTGAATCACCTCCAGGTGAAATCAGAATAGGGCTGGTATTAGCCCATCTTGAGAATCTTCATCGCCTCGTCACGCACGACACAGCCGTCGTAACGGAAGCGCCACAGGAATTCGAGATTCGGCTTATCGCTGTAGGGGTCGCGCGTGAGCATGATTCCGCCACGCTTTGCGATCCAGTAAGCCTTCTTCCAGTCAGCGAACGCCACCGCGAGGTTGTTCTGTGTGCCGTCGTCGGGCATCGTCTCGGCGATTACGAACGGCCTTCCGGCGATCGTATTCGGGATGCCATCACGCAGGCTAAACGGGAGAATGAACGCTCCGCTCGCCGTGCCGCCGCCGGCAGCCGTAAGATCGGCCCTGATGCTCAAGGCGTTGTACAGAACCGTGCTGTTGAACACGAACGTCGAATTCTTCCGGTACGGAGACTTGAGGGCCGTCAGCAAGGCGAAGAAGTCCTCGCCTGAAACCTTGTGGTCCGTGGTGTTCGTGCCCGTGACGGTAGCAACGTCGCTGTTGACGGTGAATCCCTCAGGCTCGCCTGAATCGGTTCCCTCAACGAACTTCGTTCCCTGTAGATAAGCGATTGCCTCGGCTGCATCCTCGGCCAGCATCGCCTCTGCGCCAATCACGTCGGCAAGGAAATCGACCGAGACCCCTGTGGTATTGACTGTGCCGGGACGGACTGTGCGCTCGATCATTTTGTAAGTGGAAGACGAGGCCGCGGACTTTCCTTTCTCCTTGGTCTTCGCCGCTGTCGGGATAGCGGTCCGCTTCGGAGCCTGCCAGGAATTGCCCCGCGCGAGTGTGATCACGCGTGCAATCGCCTGGATCGGATCGATTTCCGTGATGTTCTTCTGCATCTCGAGCTCAAGCGGTGCCGGTACAAGGAATCCACCTTCGGTTGCTGTTCCCTCCGAGAGCCCCGCTCGCTTCTCGTGGTCACGCGCAAATTCACGAACTGCCGGCAGTGCCGCGTCGCAGTTCGAAAGCAGGTAGCTCCGGAACACTTCAGCGTGCCGCTTGTCGTGCTTCTCCTGCTCGGTCGTCTTTTCGAGCGAATCAACGCCCTCGATCAGCCTGGTCTGCTGCGCCTCTAGTTCGTCCATGCGCTTGAGTGCAAGCTCAAGATCGCTGCGCTCGACCATCTTCGGCACGAGATCATCCTTGATCCGCTTCTCCATCTCCTTGAGCGAGCCGGAATCCGGCATGTCGTCCATTCGCTTACGCACGTCAGCAAGGTGTGTGCCGATCTCAAGGATGCTCTCGTTGATTTTTTCCAGTGCCTTCTCTTTTACGTCCAAGATTTTTACCTCCGTATTTTCTTCAAAACAATATTGAGCGTTTCGGCTATCGAGTGGAGTTCCGCCTCGGTAGTGCTGTCAGCGTCCCGGGTAGCATCAGCCGCCCCGGGTGCCTCGGTCTTCACGCCCATCTCGGTGAGGCATTCGCGCAAAAACGACTTGAACGCCGATCTCCCGCGAACGCTTGTTACTTCTGCGCTCGAATACGCCGCAAAACCAGGCGGCGTAATGCCGTATTCAATAAGCGCGACTTCTTTTAGGTGAATCACGCCATCGATGGTTTCCTCGGATATGCCCCTGAATCCAATCGAGAGACCCGCAGGCCGATTTACTTCTTGGCTGAGCTTCATTAGTCCCCAGGCGGAGCGCGCATCGGGTGTATGCTCTATTTCGAGCTTGCCCTCAACGAAAAGCCCCTTCTTGTCTTCCTCGGCGTGTTGCCCCATTCCAATCCAAGCCCAGTGCTCCAAAGTGATCGGGACTTTGCCGCCGTTGTGCCGGAGCGTCTGGGTGAATGAACCCGGATCAGCGATCTCTTTGTAGGTAGGTGCTAGTTCTCCGAAAACACACGCGTACCCGGTGAACACACCTAATTCATCGTTCAGGCTGTCGATCCGGAAGTTGTAGTTCCGGAAGCATTTCTTACGATTCAGTTTCTTGTCGCTCATACTGGTTTCTCCCCTGCTTTCAGCGGTGCTGTGGCGCACCTGCAGTTGATATCGAACCCCGCGTTGCCACTTAGGAGCGGCCCCGGTGTGGTGCCGCCGCCAGGCATCGGGAAATCCTCGTCAAGCCCGACTGTAACGCCATCCATTGCGGTGTGGTCATTCGGGAACTGATCACGCACATTTGCGTCTCGCGCCGTAACCCATTCCTTCAGGATGGTCTCGTCGGTCGCGGTCTGGAATTGCTGATAGCCCTCAAGCGTTGCTTTACTCGAAGCCCGCCCAACTTCGGTTCGGGCAATCGAGACGATCCGGCTATCGGAGATCTTGTCGTACATCTCGCCTATCTGGTATGCGAGCTCCTGGGCGGATTCGCCCGCCCCCTCGTCGAGGATCTTGCGGATACCCTTGGCGGTCGTGCTGTTGATCAACTGGCTTCGCTCCGTCAGATTCTCGGTGAGCCAGCGCTGAAATTCAGGCCGTTCGACATTGAATACAAGCCCCTTGGCCTCGAGCTCGTCAAGTGCATCCTGCCCGAACTCGATCACAAGCCCCGTTTGGAGCGGTTTCATTGCTTCGCTGTATTTCTTGGTTTCTTGATCCTCGTCAAGCCCGACATCATCCCAACCCGGCAACGCATCCATTGCCCTCGTGGATCTGCACGACGGCAAACCAAGCGCATTCAGCACGCGCTCCTGCTGGCCGGCGAAATAGCCCCGTAGCGCTTTCTCACAACGCTTCTGCCACGTCGCACGCTTGCTATCGAGTCCGGCAATCTTCGCCGCCCGTAGTTCGAGCGACGGATACAGGCTTGATTCGTGAAAAGCCGGATCGTTGCTACGTGTATTCATCCGGCCACTTGGCTCGGTCTGGGGCATCTGAACCGCCGGCAGCCTGCTCTGTAGTTCATCTGCCTTGGGATCGTCGGTGATATCGTTGTATCCAAGTTCTTTGCGGCCTTCGTTCGGCGTCAGGACACCGCCCCGCACTGCAACAACTGCCCGCTTGACGCGCTCGTTCTCGTCCTCGCGCAGCATGTCGATATGGGAATATTCAAGCACCAGCCTGATATCACGCTTATCGTTCTCGGACTGGTATTTCGGCACGAGCCAGTTGCTGAGCTCGGTCACGGACTTGCTCATCAGGGGCAGCACGGTATCGACGTAGAGCGCCTTGCGGGCTTCGCGCTTATTATTGTAGGTGCTGCTGGTCTCATCGCCCACCAGAATCGACGGCACACTGAGGTTGCTGCATATCTCGCGCATCAGATCCATCTTGCCGTCAAGCCAGTCGAGTTCCTTGGGACTCTGGCTGAGTTGCTTGTAGTCAGCCGATTCGCCACCAGGATCATCAATCTCGCCTGCTTTCGTGGCACCGCCATATTCTTTTTTGAATTCCTTCTTCACCGCGTCGCGCTCTTTACCCCGCAGGCCTATCAGGTTTTTGAGCAGCAGGATACCAGCAGGGACGGCGTTGTTCTTTAGCAAGTTTCGATTCCAGAGGCAGCCGTCACTGTGGGTGTCGATTGAAAGCTCGATTGCCGCAAGCGGTGAAAGCCCGCTGAACTGATCGTCTGGATGCGGAAACTTGATATGAACGATCTCTTCGGGCTTGACCTGCTTATCATCGCTGTTAGGCTGCTTTATGACGTATCGTGTGAGTTCGTCGCCCTTGTGTTCGATTTCAACGTAATCCGGCCTAATCAGCCTAAGCTCAGGGGACTGCTTGGTGCGCTCCAAGCTCCCGATCTTCTCTAGCCCGATGCCATTGCCCTTGATGAATACGATCCCCCCGATATGGAGTTGCATTACGAATGTCTCGATGAATTCCTCGTACGACTGCAAGGGGTTCGGACGCTTCAGCAACCCGTAGAGCGGCAGCAAATCAGCCGGTGCATCCTTCTGCAATACACGCTCGCCGTCGATCTCAATCCGCATCCTTACGCTAGACGCTGCTTGCATAAGCTGTGTGATGCAGGCCTTCACGACCGGATTGCGGCGGTATCCGTACAGGGCGTATCTCTCGTAGTCCCAGGCCCGCGATATTGTCTGGCCGTTGAAGCCGATCAGCTGGTATCCGGTACCGAGCCTGATCTGCCAGGGGAACAACCCCGCTAGGAATCGCCGAAAGATGTTAATCGTCATCACCCCCTGCGCGGAAGAAGAACGGCTTGGACTCGTTGATCCGTTCGATTGTGCGCGGTAGATACGTCAGGCACTTCGGGAAATCGATCCGGTCAGTCGCCTTGCGCTTCGCCACCTTGAGCTTGTCGCCCCTGAGGATGCGCTGCGCCGCTGTTAGTTGCCGCAGGGCTTCACGATAATCGTCTGAATCATCGCTGCGGAACATCTTGAGAAGCCCGAGGTTGAGATAGCGGTAGAATTCCGTCAGGTCTTCATTGACGGTGGCGCTCGAGGCCGTATAGGCTTCGAAACGCTCGCCGAATGTATCCCTGATCCACTTGGCCAGCTGATTCCCGACCCCGACTGCATCGACGCAACCAGCAACTGGCTGCCAGAGACGGATCAGGTTGACAATCTCGCCACGCTGGTGCTGCCACTTCTTCCCGACCCAGATCTTCAGCTGCACGATCCGACACATCGGGAGATCGTCGGTTGATTCGCTATGATCTATCTCTACGATCGCAATCGCGGTGCTGTCGAGCGAACCGCTGTAGTCGGTATCCATCAGGACTTCGACGACCTGATCGGAGCCGATATCTTCCTCGCCCGCGACCGATCAGCATATCACATATTCGCAATTCTCGCGGGGCGCTAGCGTTCGCTCGTGTTCGCTCGTTAGGAACGTATCGAGGTGTCGGCCAAGGAGCGATGCCGCGCCGGTTACAGGATTCAACATATATTGCGTCTGGATCATCGGATGATCGATCCCGTATCGATCAACCAACAGATCCCAGGATTTGCCGTATGACGGCCAGATGTCGGCCCACATGGGGGCGGGGAATATCAGGTTACGCTTAGGATATCGTTCGTTGTTGTATTGGCGATCCTCGTGCAGCATATCAAGCCCGTCGGCTGCAACGCCCCAGTTGATCACAAGTGCATTGCCACGTGTGAAAAACGGCTGAACTTGTGAGCGGTAATGCTCCGGATCGACCAGGTGAAACTCATCGTTCGAAAGCGCAAGATTCGCTGTGGCGCCTTGCACTATCGCCTTGGGGTCGGTCGAAACGTATTTGATCCGTGTGCGGCTGAACGGCACTACCGAGAAATTGCCGGCGGTCTGCTGTAATCCGCCGTAGGAGCGCGCAACCGGACAGCCGGCCATCACGATGCGCAGCCGGTCTCGGCTTGTCGCCACCTGATGGCTCGTGGGGCCTGTTCGTACGTAGAGCCCCGTCATTCGCGGATAACGATAAAACATTTGGGCTTCG